TTTGTCTGTGTGTTGCTTGATCATGTTAGAATATTGCATGAGGATTTCGACATAATCTTTCACAGTGACCGCTCCACATGCCTGTTGCATTTCTTGCCAGACATGTGGTCTGTGTAAGTTTTTGAATCTCTTTGCGGCCCACAAGGCCACTTTGGGGTCTTCCACAGTGATCGAGATAAAGTCGTGTTTCCTTTTTACATGATAGTCCAAATCATGACTGGGTATGCTTATGTATTGCTCAGAGATCTGTTGTAGGTAAACATCTTTCTCTTCGTCATTGGCAAAGGTCAGTGGTTTTTTTAATCGTTGGCGTTGTTGGTCGTGCATGACTGCTTTAAAATAAAACGTTGAGTCACGATTGTCAATCATGGCTGTTATCAAGTCGCCGCAAGTGCCTCCGGTATAACAAACAATTTTCAAATCATTGGTGTCCATGGTTTTCCTTTATACACAAACCAGAATTTTAAATTACCATTGGTGGTATCTGGATTTTCTAACATGTCATAATAACCGTTGACGTCTGTCACCTTCTTTTTAAAATTAACGTCGTGCCAGACCAATTTAAGCTCACATACAGATTCGAGATGTTTTGCCCAGTCCAAGAAAAACATTTCCATGTCTGTGGTCAATCTGTTGAGTCCTGGAATTTGTGTGTCTCGAAAACTGTAGAAAAATCTGCACCCAGGATTCATTGCTGCGGTGTATGTTTTACAGTGCTCTGTGATATTTTCAATCTCAGTCCAAATGTCTGCACGATTGTTGATCACTGCAAAATTGTCAGCACAGAAATCAAGATCTGCCAGTTGTTTTCTATCTTCACAGATATGTGCCTTGGGATAAAATGTTTTGACCACTGGATGCATTTCTACTACCTCTATTTCAGGAAAAATATCTTGGAGGTAATAGCCAGCACTGGCAAAAAATACTGTGGTTCCTTCCTGGCAATTTTTCAGAACGGAATAATCATAGGTATCCATTATGGCCTGTTCTGGATTTTTTCTATTGATCAACCAGTACTGGTGCTTTAATCTTCCCAGGCGATATCGTATGTACTGTGTCTTCCAGTCTGACTTGAACTGGCTTTGGTCAAAACTTTCAATAATGTCCATCATTCAACTTTCTTATGAAGTAATGACGATCTGGCACTGCCCAGGTAAAGTGACGACCATAATCCACGTAGTCCAGACTGAGATCAACGACATCATACCCAGGAAGATTTTTCTTCAACCACTGTGTAATGGCCACAGTAAACTTCGGATCGAGAGTGATGTCGTGATAGCTGTTGTCTAGGTTAATGTAATGACGATTCAAACACAGATAAAGATTGGAGCATTTGTCAAGTTGTTTTTTGATCTGTTCAATCATGGCCAGGCAAGGAAATCTACTGAATTTTTGGTCAGTTATAACTACCAAATCGGCTTCTTGACTTTTGAGCACACGAGTGCCTTGAAAATCTTCAAACAGATCTGTGTCAATTTTAAATCGTATTTTTTGGAACCCATTGAGTACAATAAAGTCCTCAATTTGTTTTTCTCGTCTGAGTTTGCCTGGAGAATCTATAAAAAAATTCCGTTGCAATCGATTAAAAATTTTAGACCATTTATAAAGTCCACGAGGATTTTCTACTATGATTTGTTTTTTTGCCTTAGATAAGTCCATACATTATGATAACATATTTAATACAAAATGTCAAAAAAACAGGCCCCTAAAGGCCTGTTGAAAATGGGTAGTTAAAAACTACCCAGGAGCTACCGTATTAACTGTTCTTCATACATGTACTAGCGGCCAAGGCCTTCCAGTTATCACTGGATACTTTAGTCAAGTCTGCAATCTTTAGAGCCATACGCAAGCTCATCTCACGCAATCGAGTTTGATTGGCTTCCATAAACCCAATGATCTCGTCGCCTTGTTCCGAGCTAAAATCGTAGTCTGCAAACAGTTCGCCTTTGAGGTAAATTTGCTTGATACGCAAGAACCGATCACGCATGGTGTTGAGTGTAAGGTCCAGGAAGTGACAACGACTTTGTAAGGCTTCCAAATGGTCTTGCAACTTCTTGCTCTTGAGATTTTGGAACTGCAAGTTGGTGATAAAAATACACGAACCTTTGAAGTCGAACATGTCCGGAACGCCTTCACGACGCAACATGGCACTGTCACTGTTCCAGTAGATTCTACGTTTCTTGCCCGAATCCAAGGCGGCCTTGAGAATGTTCAAGCTCAAGTCATCTTGGAATACCGAGTCACAGTCGTCAAACACAATCACATTGTTCTTGTCACTGTGTTTATACAGAGTGCAATATAGACCAATTGGCGTCATTGCACCTTTGATCACTTCGTACTTGACACGGCGACCGCTCAACTGGTCAAACAGGCCACTATGCTCTAGTTGTTTTTCCACACCATAACTCTTGCCCACACCAGGAGGGCCAACCACAATCATGGCACGCACATCACCGGCGATTGTGGCCTTGGTCATTTGATCCAGGATGTCAAAGCGTTCACCAATACGGGCAATGACTTCCTCGTCAGTTTCCGCAGTCGCTTTGGCAACCGGAGCCATCATTTCACCAACTGTTGCTGATTCGCCCACAAATTCTACGTCTTCAATCGTGTCCACATTGATACGAACTACGTCTGGTAAGTCTGGGCCAAAATAGCCATCTGATTTTACAGTCACATAGCCTCCCTTGGCGCCTGTTTGGAAACCTTTAACCAAGTTAAAGATCATGTTGTTTACGGGTTGATTACGGTATGTTCCGTTTATAATTTTTACTGTACTCAAGGTTAGCTCCTTTTTATTAACTATACAACTATTATAACAAATTGGGTATTTCTGGTCAACCGTGTTATTTGCGGTAAATTTCACGGACTACGTCGGCAGCGTTTTGGTAGCCTTGATAGCGACCCAAACAATAGCCCAAAAATGCGCCATATGCCAGTGCCATTGAAACAATGATTATTGTGTTTGATTCCATTTAAAACTCCTCATTGATTATTATACTATTATTGTAGCAAAAAGGTAATAAATGGTCAACCATAAAAAAACCCTACATGTAGTAGGGTTTTTACAGTGTTGTACAGTTACAATAGGCCAGCCTTGATGTTGAGTGTGGCTGCAAATGTGTTGCCAACAGCCAATGGCAAAGTCCAGTAACCATCTGGTCTTGGAGGACATACCAGAGATGATGTTGGATTGCCATCTAAACTGTGATCTGATGCCGCCAGCAAATAAGGGATTTTCCCATCACTATCAAATTCAAATCCTTGAGCGCCACTGGACACATTGGTAATGAGCGGCACATAGTTAATAGACATTTTCTCAAGCAAAATACCACCGCCGGAATTCACGGTAATTTCCATAGGCATAGTTCCTTGAAATTCTAGTGGCACTTCCATGGAAAACAATATGTCTGACTGCTCGAGTGGCCATGGCAATGGAACCAATGGTTGATCCACGGTAGGAACAGGTCCGTTGAACACTTGACTGCCGTTGGCAGTTACAGAAATTTCTACAGCAGTGGGTCCAAACCCTTGTCCATGAAATCGTATAGTTCTATTGGTCATTTTTAAGATCTCCACGGGTATTTATGCTATTTCCAGTGTTCTAAGATCAGTGGATCTTGTATGCTGTCTGGTTTGGGGTGTCCGTGAAAAATCAAAATGCTGTTGTTTTTTGCCAGTTGTGTGCCGGTGCCCGGGTGGCGATATATCCGTTTATGATGATCGTAGCCGCCATCAAATGCTTGCCAGCGCCAGCTGGCCACTCGCTCTATGTCAAAAAATCTGCGCCGATCGGGCAAAAAACAATCTGAAATATAGTCCTGATCTCCACGATATTTTTTCAAAATCTGGGCAAAATCTTTTCTAACAAATTCTTCATAGATATGACCATACTGACGAGTGTCCCAACGCATGACGCTGGAATTGATATTGTAGCTGGTCGGTCTCCAGAGATATTTAAAATCACGCACCGCCCAAAAATGTTGCAGATTCTGCTGCCAAATCCAGTCAATATTTTGTGTGATCACCACATCAAGATCAAAATACAACAAAGGCCCTGCATGGTGATCAGTGTTGAACAATTGCATCTTGTACCACCAGGATTTTTTAGGACCATTGATGTTCCAGTCTGTGAGTCCATGTTTGATAAAATTCTCCGGCACTGGTCGATCTGTTTCCGTGTACACATGCAATCTTACGCCAGGTGTGATGTGTCGACTCAGCATGCTATACAAACGTTCCACATAGTTCCAACTATAGACCGATCCATGTATGACACAGGCACAATCAATTGGACCTGATTCCGGCAATGGCAATTGATTGCGTTCAGCATTCAGCGATTGTCTCAGAGCTTGTCGTGCCGCAGGATCATGCGCGGCCGCCAATTTAAGAGCTCGTTTGGTATTTTTATCCATGATTGCGTTGCAAGGCAGAAGACAGGCGAGTCAACCAACGACCTTGCGCTATTTCTTTGACTGTGTATTCGGTATGACAAATTTCAACCAGCCACTGATCACGATCTACTGAGTAGGGCTGATCAATGTTTTCTATTTGTATGCTCACAGGATGGGCCAGACTGCTGACATCCACAATGGGTCTGGTTCCTGCAAGTGCGGCCTGTATGCCAGGGCCTGAATTGTGATTAACGATGGCATGGCAGTCAAAGGCCAAGTTGTAGCTGTCATAGGTGTTGTCTATTTTCTGTGGTTGCTCTATGATGACGTCCTTGGGCAAGTGTACCAGTCCGGCCCAGTCCAATGCACTTCTAGGGTGTGGGCGTACTACGATGGGACGATCAGTGACTGTGCGTAGTCGTTCTACTTGTTGGACGACCCAACCTTCCATGCTGACCAGGCCCATTACTTGAAGACTGCGAGCATGTTGTGCGGCTATCACAATCCTAGGGTTGCGAGTCAAATTAAGGGCCAGGCTTATGCCCAAGTGTCTGGGGCGATTCCAATCCAAGTTTTCTGTGTGTCCATAGTAACCGTTGGCCGTGATGGAGTTTACAGCTATCTTCCAGGTTTCCCCGCGATACAAGGCACCAACATCTATGACAATGACTGGCCGGCCCAGGCTTCTATAGTGACTCCACACGGCCTGATTAGCGGCCATGCGTCCGGACCACAACACTGACCATATGATCACCGCATCCGCGTCCCAACTGTTTTCCTGGGTGCTTATGCCAGCATTGTGCAAAGAGTCCAGCATGGCACGCATCACAGGCACGCTGTTCTTGGCACACTGCAAAGGAAAATAGGCCACCGATTTGATCACTAAATATCCAATATGAAATATACAGTAATTACCTCGTTTCACGAGGAGGGTCTAAAACAATATGGTCAGCGCATGATCCGTACTTTCGAACGGTACTGGCCCACCGAAGTCGACTTGATTGTGTGTGCCGAAAACTGTCGGCCCGAAGTCACCAGAACCAACAGTCGTGTGTACGATCTCATGCAGGTCAGCAACAACTGTAGGGCCTTTGTGGAACGGCACAGAAACAATCCCCTGGCACATGGGCAAGATGGGCCGCCCGAAGTTTGGAATCCCAAAAAGTCCTTTAGATGGAATGCTGTAAGATTTGCCTACAAGGTATTCAGTGTGGCCTTGTGTGCTGATAATCTCAGCTCGGGCTGGATGATTTGGCTGGATGCCGACACACATACTCACAGTGCTGTGCCAATAGAATGGATGAGCAAGGTATGTCCCGGATCAGCCATGATCAGCTACCTGGGTCGTGGTGAAAAATATCACAGTGAATGTGGATGGGTGGCCTACAATTTGGACCACCCAGAAACCCGTAATTTCATCAGAGATTTTGTTGGCATGTACAACACCGATCAAATATTTAAAGAACGCGAATGGCACGACAGTTATATCTGGGATGTTGTACGCAAACGATATCATCTGGCCCATGAATTTTACAATTTGAATCCGTCGTGGACAGACAAAGGCCTGGCAGGGCATCCGTTTATCAACAGTGAACTGGGTCTGTACATGGATCATGTCAAAGGTGATAGAAAAAATCATGGTCACAGCAAGCCCAAAGAAGTGGTCAGTCATCCCAATCATCCTTATTGGCAACGAGTCAAACAGCAAGGCAAGACCAATTTTAACTTGGACAAGGACTAACATGTACCAAACTCACGGCTGGTGGTTTCCAGATCAAGACACACATTTTGCACAAATGCTGGCCAAAAATATCGCCAAAGGTGGACAGGCAGTGTATCAGGAACCTGTGCGTCGAGCCAGCGTAAACCTTTGCAAACGACATGACGTGGCCTTGGACATAGGTGCCAACGTGGGATTATGGACACGAGATCTTTGTCAGTTTTTCCAACAGGTGCATGCCATTGAACCCGTGGCTGATTTCAGAGAATGTCTACGTAAAAATGTGCCGGCCAGAAATTTGCAGGTCTATGACTGTGCCTTGGGTGCAGAAAATAGCATGATAGACATGATCATCACTGCTGACAACACTGGCCACAGTCATGTTGATCCCAACACAGTTGGTCAGGGTGGCATACAAATGAAAACCCTGGACAGCATGGGTTTACCCGCTGCTGACTATATCAAACTGGACTGCGAAGGATATGAATACAAAATCATCGTGGGTGCAGAACTCTACATCAAGAGCTGTAGGCCTGTGATAGTGGTAGAACAAAAATTCCACAAAGACACTGGCATAGTTGACAACGGTGAAGCCGTGGATCTTTTACAAAGTTGGGG